ATGCTATTGATAATATTTATATTGATATTGTATCTACTGGATTTACTCCAAATACAATTAAATATACAAAAATAGAAGATATAAATCCTACTGTATTTTTATCTTATTCAAAAGATGGTGGTCAGTCTTATGGTAATAAATTATCTTCTCCAATGGGTGCTGTTGGCGAAAGATCATTTAGAACAGTTTGGAGAAAATTAGGAGTTATTCCTAGAGGACAATATTTTGTTCCTAAAATAGAATTTTTTACTCAAGTTCCTTATATTATTTTGGGAGCTGCTTGGGTTTATGAACAATTACCGGAGTAAATATGTCAAATAATTTAGATTTGCCTCCTATATATGATCCTATTACTGCTAATAGTAAGGATTTTATGAATGGAATTTGGATGTCATGGATTACGACATTTTCTCAATCAGTAATTGAATATTTATCAGAATTTGGAATTTTTATTCCTAGATTAACTACTGATCAAAGAAATAAAATTCAATCTCCCACAGAAGGTCAAATAATATATAATACTACTATTATAGGACCTCAAATATGGAGAGGTGGAATATGGCAAACTTTCACTACTTCTCCTTAAGGAAAATATATGGCTAGTTCAGGATTTGGATCGCCAGGATTTAATGAAGCATTTGGAACGGCTATGGCTGGAATGGGGGCAGCTGGTCTTCTAGGAGGATTATTTGGTGGTGACCCTTCTAAACCATATAAAGATGCTTCTAAACAATTAACCCAATATACAAATCAGGCTGCTACTTATCAAAATCCTTTTTATAATGCTGGAACTGCGGCGATTCCACAATATCAGAAATATTTAAGCAAAATGTCAGACCCTACTAAGTTTATTAATGATATTATGGGTGGATATAGTCAATCTCCTTATTCAGAATATGAGCAAGAGCAAGCTATTAGAGCTGCAAATAATATGGCTTCTTCTTCTGGTTTAACAGGAAGTACTCCATTAATGCTTCAAGAGCAAGAAAATGCTGAAAATATTTCAAATAAAGATATGGAAACATGGCTGAATCATGTTTTAGGAATAAATACACAATACGGACAAGGTCTTGAGCATGAGGTTGGTATGGGGGAAAAATCTGCTAATTCATTAAGTAGAATGTATGAAATGTTAGGTCAAGAAATGGCTAAAGCTAAATATGGCGAAGAAGCAGCTAAAAATTCTGCTAATTCTAGTATGTTTGGAGATTTAGGTAGCTTGATAAGTGGTGCTTTAATTGGATTTGGATTATAGGTGATTTATGGCTTTTTCAATGATTCCTCTGCCTCAATATGAAAATCCTAGTGATAAAACATTAAAAACTATGCTTGGAATTACAAGTGTATCTAGTGATATTGCTGATCAGTTAGAGAAATATAAACAAATTCAAATTGCTAATCAATTAGCTCAATCTCAAGAAGAAAGAGTTAACAAATTATTTCCTGAACAATTAAAGAAAGCTCAAATGGAAAATCAACTTTATATACCAAAAACTCAATCTGATATTAATTATAAAAATGCAAATACTAATAGACTTAATTTTCAACAACAAAATCCTCTTTATGGTCAATCTGGAGCTGCTGGCCAAATTGGAGCTGCTGAATTATTAAGACAACATCCTGAGTTAATATCTGATCCTAATGCTGCTAATCAGATAATGAATGCATTAAATTTAAGTCAGCAATCAAAGAATATAGAAAATCAATATAAAACTAAACAAACTCAAAATTATGATTGGGGTCAACTGACAGCAGAAGAACAGAATAATTTATTAGCTCAAGGAAGAGGAATGGGAATAGACCCTATAAAAATGAAAGATTATATTAATAATGGTTATGGATTAAGAAAAATAGCTGAAAAAGAAGGTCTTGATCCAGATAATTTGCCACGTCCTAGATTTTCTCCAACTACTGCGACCAAAACAAGAACTCAATTAGTTGATCAAGTTAATGCAGAATTAGATTATTTATCTAGTTCTACAACTCCTATTATAAAAAAATATGCTAATACATATGCTGGATTTTCTCCAAAAAGAATAATAGATCAACTTAGCAATGATCCTAGAAAACAAAAAGAATTTGGAGAATATGTGGGAGCTTTATCAGCAATGAGCGGCATAGCTAATGCTAGGAATTTATTGGAAGGTGGTCAACCTGGTGTTACTGTTATGAATGATATAAGAGATAATATGTTAAAAGGAATAGATACTCATGCTGGACAGAAAATGACTGGGGTCGCTTTCCAAGCAGCTCAAGATAAGATTAATGAAATTTTAAGTAAAGGTGCAAAAATAAGGACTTCTACAGGAATGAATCCTTATGAAGATATATCTAATAAAAACAAAAAATCTCAGGAATCTGTTAAGGGATCTATTTTAAAAGAAGCAGAAAAGTTTAAAGGCGAAAATATTGTTATGCAAGGTCCGGATGGAAATTTATATCAAGTTCCTACTGGGAAAGCTCAATTATTTTTAAAAAATGGATATAAGAGGCAAGGATAATGTATGATTTTGATCCAATTAAAGAAGGGGCATCTCTAATATCAAATAATAAATTTGATCCAGTTAGAGAAGGCGCTATTTTAATACAAAAAAAACAACCTGAAAAATCTTATCTAGAAAAAGCAGGACAATTTGCAGAAGAAAATATTAATAAACCAGTAAGAAATTATGTTCAAGGAGTTGCTGATTTTACTTCTGGAGCTGCTCAAGGTTTGGCAAATATAGGACCAGGACTATATAATTTAGGAGCAAAAGGTTTAAATTTAATTCCAGGTTTAAATATAAAAGAAAAAAAAGGATTTGATTTTGCTCCTAATAATATTAATGCAGGAATAGGAGAATTAGCTTCATTTTTTGGACCAGGATTAATTGGAAAATCTGGATTAGCTACTCAAACAGCGGCTCATATACAAAAAATACCTGAGATAGCTAATGCAATTAAAAAAGCATCTGATATATTAGAAAAAAGCTCATCTGAAAATAAATTATTTAAGATGTTAACTGGAAAAACTGCTAAATCTATTACTTCGAATGCTTTATTAGGATCATTAATGAATCCTGAAGATCAAGGATTGGGAGCATCATTAGGAGCTTTTGGAGCAGGAGCTGGAAAATTAGCCGGATCAGATAATAAATTATTATCTTTATTAGCAAGAGGTTCCGCTGGAGGAGCTATTGGATATGGTTTTGGAGGAAAAAAAGGAGCAGAAGCTGGTGTTACCGCTGGTACATTATCTCCTAAATTATTAAAAATTCTTGGAATAGATAGATCAATTCCTGGTCAAGAATCCTTGAAAGGATTGAGATATGAAGATGTTTATCCTTCTATAGAAGCATCTCAAAGACTAGGGACTCCATTGCGTCCTTCAGAGGCAAGTTCAAATCCTTTTACGGGAAAAATAGAAGGAAATTATGCGAGAACTTCAGAAGCATCTTCAAGAAATGTTAAATTATCTATGGAAAGAAAGAATAAAGAAAAAACAGCAATAAATTCTTTATTAAATGATATATATGATAAATCAATATCATCTGATCAAAAAATAAATAAATTATATGAAAAATCTTATCAATTAGATTTAGATAAAGATTTAGTTGATTCTTTTAAAAATGATCCTGTAATTTCAGAAGCATTTGATAATGTAAAAAATAATACTAGATGGCAAAGTAAATTAAAAGGAATACCAGAAAATAATTATGCATATTTAGACAAAGTTAAAAAATCTATATCTGATGAAGAAAAAAGTTTAATTAAATCAGGAAAAAAGGAAGAGGCATCTGTATTAACAAATGTTAGAAATAATATGGAACGAGTTTTGGATGAAAATAATCCAACATATAAACAAGCGAGAGAGGAAGCTCAGAAAAAAATAATAAGAAGAAAAATGGAAGAAAAATTAAAAACAGGAGAAATTAATGGAAAAGAATTTTATAAAAAATTTATTAAAAATGAAAATAAATTCAATGAATTACATGATTCATTGAAAAATGTTCCTGATGCTCAACAAAAATTAAAAGATATGAAAAATGCATGGCATAGTTTAATTAATTTAGAAAAACCATCTTCTTCTTCTTTTAGATCAGAAAGTGCTTTAGATCAGGCGAGAGGATGGATTAATGAAATATATGAAAATTTACATGAATTAGTTGGTTCTCAGAGGAATGTTAAAGCTATTGAATATATTAGAAGTGATGATTGGATAAAAGATTTAAAAAATATTAATTTAGAAAAAAACTCTTACCAAAAAGAAAAAAAGTTATCTGATTTATTTGGTAAGTTATTTCCTGGAACATTATCTGTTTCAAATAAGGAAGATGATAATGACAAAAACCTATAGTTTAGCTCCAGTTCCATTTTGGTATCTTCCCGATGATTCTGGAAAGCCTCTCGGTTCAGGAAAAATGTACACTTATAGTAGTCTTAATTTAACGGAATATAAGCCTGTATTTCAAGATGCTGGCGGAACATTGCCATGGACTCAGCCTGTTTTATTTGATTTAAATGGTACTTCTGGGCCATTTTATTGGGAATTTGATGATTCATTGCCTGAAGAATTTTATTTTATACAAATATATGATAAAGATGATAATTTAGTTTATCAAATAAATAATTATCCTGGAGTTACTGCTTCTGGTGGTGGAACTGTAACTACTAATATAAATTTAAAAAATTATATAGTTAATGGATCATTTTTATATAATCAAGGAAATGGGTTAGGATTAATAGGTCCATCCATACCAGATGGAACTATTATTGCTCCTAGCTCTCATAGTCAATTTTTTACTCCAGATATAACATTTTTTAATACCAATATGGGAGCTAATGATACAATTACATTCAATAAATTTTCATTAGGATCAAATCCATTAACTGGAGATGTAGCTCCCTTATATTTTTTAAATTATACATCTAATGCATTTTCTGAAACTAGAAAAGGAATACAAATACCAATAAATCCTGATGTAAATACATTAGAAGATCAGGAAATGACTTTCTCTATATGGGCTAGAACTAATGGGGTTGGCGCAAATACTTTACAATTATATATTGAACAATATTTTGGAACTGGAACTGGAGCTAGCTCAACTAATTTTTTTAATGCTGGATTAATTACTTTAACCAATAATTGGGCTAGATATATAGTTAATTTTACTATACCTAATGTATCTCTATTTACAATTGGAAGCACAGGTGATGATGGTACATATATTCAAATAAGATTTCCTACTAATTCTAATTGTAATATTGATATAGCTAAACCATCTTTATATATAGGAAATAATTATTTAATTTCTGATTTAGAATCTAATGAACAAATAAATTCATTAATACAAACACCAAGGACTGGATCAACAAAATTTGTTTCATATCTTCCAATGATGATAGAACCAGGTTGGATATATATGAATGATGGAACCATAGGGAATGCATTGTCTAATGCTATCACTAGGGCCAATATAGATACTTGGTTTCTATATAATAAAATATGGAATGCTATTCCAAATACATTATGTCCAGTTTTTACTAGCGGTGGTGTTCAAACAACTAGATTAGGAAGCGCACAAGCTGATTGGGATGCAAATAAATCTATAAGATTGCCCATATCATTAAATAGAGTTATTGGTAATGCTTTTTCTGGTGGTGGAGTAGTTCATCCTATAGGAACTTTTGTAGGAGCTGACTCTGAATCTTTAACATTAGACCAAATACCTAATCATCTTCATAATGGACCGGGTAATGCTGTAGATTTTCTTACTCTTACTGGAGGAGGTGGAAATTGTTTAGCAGGTGCTGGCACAGCCGGAAGATCATTTAATACAGGAACTATTTCTGGTTATACTGGCCAACAACCAATTAATATTATTCAATCTACTTCTTATTTAACTTTTATGATTAAACTTTAGGAGATTTTATGGCTAATCAATTTATAAATATACCACCTTTAGACCCTAATTTATATACAGGTCCTTTTAGATTGGCTACAGGTCCTGCTAGAAGTGGAAATGTAACTCTTGATGTTCCATATGGAACTAATGGTAATACTGAATTTTCAAGCTGGTTATGGGTTGGTACTTCTGGTAACATATCTTATGTAAAGTGGGATGGAACTACTCAGATTCTCACTAATGCTGCTGCTGGAAGATGGCACAACATTTATTCTACAAAAATAAATACTACAGGGACAACTGCATCAGGTTTGGTGTGGGGAAGTTAAATAATTTTTTTAAGGAGAAATATATGACTACATCTTTAACATTTTATAATTTTTACCCAGTTTTAACTCCAGTTAGATTAACTGCAGAAGGAAATATTCCAGGAATTTATTATAATGGCCCATTGAATACAGGTCTACAAGCGACATTAACTGTTTCTGCTGGATGGCCTAACGTAGATAATATTCCTTTATTATTAAATGATTATGTATTGCTTGCTAATCAAACTAATGAAAATGAGAATGGAATTTATCAAGTTACTACTATAGGAGCTCCGACTGTTTTTACTCGAAGAGCTGATTTTCAATCAATTGAACAAATACAAACAGGTCAAATAGTAACTGTTGGTGCGGGCTCTACATTGGCTGGTAGTTCATGGGTAGTATGTGAACCATTGCCAGCAGCATTAGGGATAGATGATTTAGTATTTAATCCTGTTTCTGTTCCGTCAGGAAGTACTTTTTTGGTTGCATCAAATAATTTATCTGATGTATCAAATGCTGCAACTGCTAGAACTAATTTGGGAGCTCAATCTTCTGCTAATATTAAATCTGCTACTACTGGAAATATTGGTGGAGCTGGCGCAGGACCTATTACTGTTCCTGTAACTGGAATGACAGCTTCGAGTATTGTAGTTGCCACTATTGCTACTTCTAGTAATCCTGCTTCTGTTATAAAAGCAGTAGCTGGTTCTGGAAGTTTTGACGTAACTTTTAGTGCTGATCCTGGCGCTACTTGTACATTAAATTATGTAGCATTTATAGCTCCTCAATAATATTACATGGAGTAATATATTATGACTGTGACGTCATTTAATCTTTATCCAATTGTTACACCAGTTAGATTATCATCTCCTAATAATTTATCAGGAACATATTTTAATGGTGAATTAAATAATGGAATTTCTTCAACTTTAACATCTGTAACTAATGGATTATTATCTGTTGATGGCGTCATTGCTCAAGTAGGGGATAGAATATTTTTATTTAATCAAACTCATGCTAATGAAAATGGAATTTATGATGTAGTTAATACTGGGAGCTCAATTACAAAATGGAAAATTCAGAGGTCTAATGATTTTCAATCAATTGAACAATTGAAAGTTGGTCAATCTTTTTCGGTAAGCGCTGGAAATACTTTAGCTGGAAATATGTTTGTTTTAGTAGAGCCACTTCCAAGAGAAATAGGATTAGATAATATTAAAATTTTTAATGTTACAGGAACTAGTTCTGGCGGACCATTTTTAACTGTTGCTAATAATTTATCTGATGTAGCTAATGTAAACCAATCATATATAAATTTAGGATTAGGAGAGCCATTTTTTACTATTTCAGATAGTGATTTTTCTGGTGGTTTTTATACAATAACTAATCCTCCTCCAACTAATATTTCTTTAGTTGTAGATAACCCTGGAAATACAATAATATTACCTAATAATTTTGGAGAAATAGGATCATTAACACCAGGTCAAAGCATTTATTTCCAATCTATCGGAACTGCTACAGTACATCTTAAAAATAGCGATGGATCACAGACTTTTACTGACATTGAAAATAATCAATATTATAGATTATTACTTATTTCAGATCTTGGCCCTGGATTTTGGATAAGCCAGCCTTATGTTTTGTCAATAAATGGTATGAATGGATTTGTTAATATTCCTATTGTTGTTGAATCATGGGATGGATCAACTAATCCGGTAGATGTTACTGCTGGAGATGGAATTGACATAACTAATGGAGTTATTTCTTTAACTGGAACAGGTCCATCAGTAGGATATGGTTATGTAGTAGATTCAGGTATTGTAAGTCCAATTTCATTTGCACTTTTAGACTTTTATTTAATTCCATTCGCTAATAATGTTCCTTTAGTTAATAATGTAAATAATATACAGTTTTACACTACTAATCCTTTTGGAATAGGTCAAGTTGGGATAAAAAATGTAGGAACTGAAGCCGGTACTTATCAAATAGATATGACATGTGTGTTTTATTATGATGCTACTAATACTAATCCTTCATCAACAGATTATTATTTAAGTGCAAACTTAAATTTAACTGGAGATGGAAGAGGAGGATTTTTACCTATTAATCCTATTGTTTCAGGAATGGGTTATCATAGTGGATCAGATATTCCTTTTACAGTTTTTCCGGGAGAAAAAACTCCTCCTGTTATTTTATCATTTCAAGTAACTTTAAGTCCTAATGATATTGTATTTCCAGTAGTTAGAAGCGCTTCAAGCACAAGTGCTGCTAATAATCAAATAGATTTATCTGTGATTGCTTTTTCAGTTAATAAAGTTGGAGATGTTGGAGGAACTTCTGCTGGAGTTGCAAGTCTTAATGGATTAACCGGAGCTCTTAATATTACAAGTCCTAATAGTACTTTAAATATTGGAACTTCTGGATCAAATATTACAGCAGATTTTAATACTTCTAATTTTTCATCTACTAATGGAATACTTTATTATAATGGCACTAATATTGTTAATTCTAATGCTCTTACTTGGAGTGGAAGCGTTTTTACAGCTTCTACTTCAGGACCAAGCATACAATATATTTTAAGTACTTCTTCATCAGGAATAAGTAATTTTTCTGTATATAGATCAAGTAGAGGGGATCAAACTAATGGATTAGCAGCTTATCAATGGGATACCGCTGGAATAGCTAAATGGATTAGCGCTATGTTTCCTGGAACTGCTGCTTTAACTTCTAATGCAGATGATCTTATTTTTAGAAGCTTTTCAGGAAGTCAGGTAGTAATGGCATTAGGACAAACATCTTATGATGTTACAGTTCCAGGTGGTAATATTATTATTACAGGAACAAGTAAAACTGCTAGAATATCTTCTCTTACTGCTTCTCAGGCTGTTGTAACAGATTCATCTAAAAATTTAATATCTTTAGCTTATACTGATGCAAATACTGCGAGCACTATTGTTTCAAGAGATAGTTCAGGTAATTTTTCTGCTGGAACAATTACGGCTAGTTTATCTGGAAATGCCACTACAGCAACTAGCGCTACTACTGCAACTACAGCAACCACGGCTACTAATGCAAATAATGGAGCTACTGTTAGTGTATCTAATAATGCTAGTTATTTTCCAATTTTTGCTGCATCATCAACTAATGGAAATCAGCCATTTAATTTAGGAACAGGTCTAACATTTAATCCAAGCACAAATTTATTAACAACTACCGCATTAACTTTATCGGGATTAACTAGTGGAAGCGTAATATTTTCTGGAGTAAGCGGAGCTATTTCTCAAGATAATACTCACTTATTTTATGATTCAAGTGGGGTTCATTTATATGTTGGTGCTAATAGTTCATCTCAAACATTTCAAACACCAGGCGTTTTAAATTTATATGGTACAGATGGAACAACAAATAATTCATTAAAATTTTATACGACTGCTGATGGATATCCTGGTTTATCTTTATTTCATGATGCTCATGGAAATCAGGCCATAAATTTTGATTCTTTTTGGAATGGATCAAATAATATTTCTTCTTATAGCGGAAGTAATTTTCAAATTGTACATTTATCTAACCAACTTCAATTTAATTATTCTGCTGGAATAGCGCAAGGATCAGCTGTTAGCTATTCTACTGGATTATTTATGACAAGTATTGGTGATGTTGCAGCAAATGGCAATTTAATAATTAATACGGTAAATAAAGGATTGCAAATAAAAAGCGCTCCTGTGTCTGCTGGAACTGCAAATGCTGCATTTGTTACTAGCGTAGTATTGTCTACTGGAACAGCAACGGTAAATGATTCATTTGTTACTACGTCATGTTCGGGAACTGTAGCAGTTGTTACTTCTGGAGGAACTCCAGGTACTGGATATAGGCTTAATATTGCATCTGGTTCTTTTACTGTGACATCAAGTAGTGCTTTAGATACTTCAACTTTAACTGTTGCATTATTCAAAGGAATTTAAAATGGGTAACCCAACTTTATTAACAGGATATGGATCATTTTATTATTTATGTGATCGCGATCCAACTTCAACAGAACTAGATGTTCTTGATCCTACAAATTTAGGAGTTGGAGTTTATGTTAATATTCCAGATTTTAAATATTCATGGTTTAATACTATTACTGGTGATTTATGGTGGTGCATAGATAATACTTTTAATTCAATGATTTGGAAAAAAGAGATAAATGATATTAATTTTAATAATTTTATTCCAATTAATTTAAAAAATTCTCAATTGAATACATCTAGGTCTTATTCTATTGTTAATAGTCCATCTTTTTCAACTGTATACACACCAAGTTTGACTAATGATACTCATATTATTGCTACAATAGGATTAACAAGTGTTATTGCTGGAAGCGCTAGTGCAACTCTTCAAATAGATTCAGGATCAGGATATAATACAATTGCAACTATAAGTTTATCAGGAATAGCAGCTACAATAGATAATACATTGAACTCCATTATTCCATTAGGTTCAAGTTATAAAATTTTATCATCTATTTCTGGATTGGGAAGCTCTGTATCATTTGTTAGTTTGCAACAACTTAATTTATAAAAAGGATATTAAATGAAAAAATTTAATATAAATGAAAATCAAGTTCAACAAATTGCTTCTATTTTGCTTGAATTTCCAGCAAAAAATGTATTAAATGCTTTAGATATACTAAGAAATTTACCTTTAATTGATGAACAAAAGCCCGATTAACGGGCTTTTTTCTTTTTATTTGATTTATTAGCTTTAGACATTGCAATTGCAACAGCTTGTTTTTTAGGTTTTCCATGTTTTATTTCTGTTTTAATATTTTCAGAAATAATTTTATTTGATTTACCTTTTTTCAGAGGCATTTTTAATCTCTTTATCTTCGTCATTAAGTTCTTTTGAATTATATTTAATATTAATATATGGATATATTTCAAAAATGTATTCTTTTTCGTGAATAGATGTAGTTTTACTATCTTCCGAAGAAGAATTTTGATCAATATATTCTGAAAACATATCAGTTACATCGCAATTTTCATCATAATAACAGGCTATAGATTTTACAGGAATTATAAAAATCAACAAAATTGAAACAAAAATCAATGTATTTTTCATATAATCCCTTATATATAATTCAAATGTAATATTTTAAATTATTTTTAGAAATTTATCAATTTTTTTAAAAAATTAAATCATCATTTAAATCATAATTATTTTCTATGGGTAAATAATCTATTATATTATTTCTTGGAATAGGATATTTATCAGTAGGTTTAGATATAGATATTTTGACAGTTATAAATTTACCATTTATTTTTGAAATTGGAAAATTTCTATTTTTATAATCTTCTTCAAAACCTAATGAATCACAAATATGTTTAATCTTATGAGGCAATGATAACCAATCATTAAATTTTTTAATGTTATTATTTTTATCAAATACATCTAAATTAACTACTGGATATTTTGTTCCACTTTTTGATGATTTTATTTCTATGTCATTTATTTTTGCTTTATAATTTCCATTTTCTAATAATCCTAATGCCTCTTCTTCAGTTAATGGTTCTATTTCATAATTTGATACATTCATAAAAGCTCCTTAATTTAAAATTCTATTTTCAATTTTTATATTATTCATATCTAATATATTATTTATCATTTCACTAGTAGAAATAATATAAAGTTTTGCTGAATCTAATTTATCAATAAATTCAATGTCTTGATCCATAATTATGGATATCATTCTATCAATATGAGTTATAAATAAACCTTTAATTGATACATCTATTATTTCAAAAATATCTTTATCTTTTATTTTTTTTTCTTTAAATAGTTTATCTAAATCTATTACAAAATTTTCCATATTTTTATAAAATTTTTTTATAAAAACTAATGATGCTTCTTCTATTTCTTTATTCATATTTTTTCCTATTTAATAATATCTTCATTAAAATATTCATCTATTTTTTTATTTATTTCATTCAAATCATTATCTATATATTTTTCATTGAACATTCCGAGCGGTGATTTAGCTAAATGAATACCATCATTTTGAGTTAAAAATTTATATTTATTATCATTAGTTATTGCATGAAAAACTATAGTGAACATTCCTTCTAGGCATATTTTGTCATCTAACATTTTTCCTATTGTTTTGCATTTTACTTTTCCATAACTATCAGAGTCAGAATGAGATAAAACATAACATTTAAGATCGTCTCTGCATGATGTTAAATCTTTAATTATATTCCATGCATTTTGACCTATTTCTGTGAATTTATCATATCCTTTTTCTAAAGCTTTTCTCATGAATTGATTTGCCATTATATATTGAAAATCATCTATAATTATATTTTTTATTTCTGGTCGCTCATCATTTATTTTTTTTATTGACGATCTTATCTTTAATGTATCATCAGTAGCTAAATAATTTATTTTTCTTTCATCAGATTGAATTCTTATATAATTATTTTTAAATCCTTTGAAAGGTAAAGGTTTATCAAGAACATTTATTATGCATGTTTCATGTGAAGGAAGATTTTTTATTGAAGAGCTTTTTCCACTTCCTGATTCTCCTATAACAAGTATAGTATTGCTCATTGGCTATCATCCTTATAAAATTTTTTATCAAATTCAAACTGTTCTTTTACATCATTTAACATATCATCAATAGTTATTTCAGCATGCTTTGTGGCTATTTGAGACATATATTCTATTAAATTATTTGCCTTTTCATTATTATATTCAATTCCAAATCCCTTGCTAATAAGATAATTTGCTAATAAATATGGAAGTTGATCTCCTTTATCAGATTCAGTGACGAATTCATGAGCAAAATTAGGTTTTGAATTTTTTATTATTAAACCTGTTAATATTGATTTTTCTTCTTCATTAAGATGCGCATAACATACTTTATCATTTGATACTAAATCATATATATAGCATCTTATTTCATTTTGTTTAATTGATATCATAATTGCTCCTTATAAAAAATAGTTTATAAATTCCTTTAAATCTTTGCTAATTTTATTTGTTTTTTTTATATGATTAATATAATTTATATAAATATTTATATCATCAATATCATTATCTATATGTTTTGCTATATTTTCAAATCCAATAACTCTAAAAACATTAGATACAATACTTCTAGTTGTCCAGTCATTCATTTCTAATCTCCTTATTTACAAAATAATTATGGCTTATTGAAATAATAATATCAACTAATATTTTTATATTATTTAAACTATTTTATTTTATTAATTTATTGTATTATATTCAAATAGCCATAAATATAGAGTATACTAATATGTTATCATCAGAAAGATTGAAGAAATTAAGGAAAAAACTTGGTTTTAATCAAAAAGAATTATCTGATTTATTATTTATTAAACAATGTACTTTATCTAATTATGAAACAGGAAAAAGAAAACCTTCTTTAAAGGTTTGTTACAATATTATTAGATTAGCAAAATTAAAAAATATAGAAATAAAATTAGAATATCTTATGCCATTAGAATAAAAAAAACGTTGCCATACGCCGTAAGACGAAGAAGGCAACGCTAAAAAAATACCTATAATATAACGAGGAATATATAGGCATAACACTAAATTTATATATTAACAATTTATGGCAATACAGTCAATGTTACTTCTTCTCCGCTAAAAACTGGTTTATATATTTGCATACCATCAGAAGCCGCAACAAATATAAAATCAGTAGGAAGAACACTAAATCCTTGACTTTTAATATAAGGATTTAAGTATCCCGCGGTAGTTACTGTAGATAAAGTATCATCTGTTAATAAATGACCTATCCTTGGATTAACTAATTGACCTGTAAAATTTATCTGAAATTCTTTTATAGACATTAAAAACTCCTTTTAATAAAATTTAATTAACAATTGTATATTAAAAAATTAACAATTCAAACTGCTTTCTATTAAATTTGTGCATTTATTCATACAACTAATGAATTGTAAATTATATTTACTCATTTCATCATTTAACATATCATTTAAAACTATTTCAACTTCTTTTCTTTTATCTGAATTTATTTCTTTTGTAGCTGAATCCAATGCAATATTTAGCATATCTTCAAATTTAGATTTTATTTTTATTAAAGATTTTCCAAAATTAAGCAAAGTTTCATTTTTGATCATAGTTAAATCTAATTGCATATTAACTCCTAGATTGATTGATTAATTAATTATTTTATCAATTTTATATAGATATTTCAAGATGAAATATATATAATTTATCATTATTAAAAGAAATTTTTAATAAATAGTTGTATTATTTAGGGCTATTACCCTTACATAAGGACATTAATATGAGCATCTCTTTAGACATTGCTTTGTATTTACGTGACAATTCATCTTCCTATAAAAAATTAACCCTTTCTGACCGTGCTGTATTATTTACTTTAGCTTTTAGAGTAGGTAGCAATGCTTATGCATGGATATCTCAAGAAGAGCTCGCTAAAGAGCTTAATTTAACCCCTAGAGGACTTAGAAAAAATTTAACTAATTTGATCAATATTAAATTAATAACGGTGATGCATGGAAAAAATGATAAAAGAAAAAATTTATATCATCCTGCTGATTTTTTAATCAATTATCATCAATCAAGAAAAATAAATAGACCTATTTGTTCCTCTATTTCTGGAAAAAATTATAGGAACAATCGTTCCCATAATTCTCAAGATATAGGAACATATGTTCCTATATTATATCAAGATATAGGAACAGATGTTCCGGTAATTTTATGCTCAAGCACATCTCAAGATAATGATTATAATAAAGAAATTTCACATAAAAAATCTCCTAAAGCAACATATATAAGCAAAGAAACATGTATAAGCAAAGAAAAAAGAAAAACTTATCGCAAAGAACGCGATTTGTTTATTTCAAAAAATATTGATTTACCTGATTGGATTAAAAAAGAAACTTGGAAAGAATTTTTACATCATAGAAAATCAGTAAAATCTCCTATGACTGAATTAGCTCAGAATAAAGCAATTAATCTTTTAAAAAAATACAAAGACGAGGGGCAAGATATAGATCAAATAATAAACAATAGTATTATTAACGGATGGAAGGGGTTATTCCCAATAAAATTAACTAAGGAGAATGGAAATGGAAAATATAATGGAAATAATGGAAAACAAGAGCATTTTGATGACCTCGGAGAAATGCTCAATCTACTCGGACTCAAGAGCATTGAAGATATTGGTCCGCTTACGGGGCCTATTTAGTAATAAATCTAATGAAAAGGCATCTAATTCTGAAGAACTTAAAAGGATATCAATAATATGGGAAAGTGAGCTTAAAGATATATCTGATAATGATATAAATAGAGCAATTAGTGAATGTAGTTCTAAATTTTCTTGGGCTCCTAATATTGCAGAATTTAAAAATTTATGTTTGTCTTATAAGCCTTCTTCTTTTATTCCATGGGTACCTACTGAAAATAAGAAAAAAAATTCTTATGAGTCTATAAACAGAATAATTAATGAAGGAGCGATTGTTTGCAAAAAACTTAAAGAAATATATCCTGATTTATCTTGGATGAAAATTGGATCAATATTTACTAAGGTAAAAAATTCTACTAAAAAATTCCATCCTAATTGTTCTAATTTGGAATTTTTAATTGAATTATCTAAATACAATAAACAAGATTTAATAGATTCATTAAATATTGAGGTAGTTTAATGTTTAAAAAAAAATTTCATAAATTTAAAGCTAAGCCCATTAATAACAATGGGCTTAAATTTTCTAGTACTCTTGAATATAATTATTATAATTATCTTAATTTATTAATTAAATCTGGAGAAGTTGTTTTCTTTTTAAGACAAGTTCCTTTTCATTTGCCAGGAGGTGTTAAATATGTCACCGATTATCAGGTTTTCTATTCTGATGGTATGTGTCGCTTTATTGATATTAAAGGTTTTGAGACTTCAGAATTTAAAATTAAGAAACGAATTGTTGAATCTTTATATCCAGTTGAAATTGAAATTATTAAAAAAGGTGACTTTTAAATGAAAATATTATGCAAACATGGAATTAATATAAAAATTCTGGATTGTGAAATTTGTAATATATTGAAGCAATATATTAATGATTTATTTTTATTGGAATCTCTAAAATTAAAAATAAATAATTTAGAAGAAGAAATCAAACAATTTAAAAATAAAAAATATAATAAATGTGATCATGGTATTGAAAAACATATAGAATGTAAATTATGTGAAAATAATAATATATTAAGAAACTATAAACCTACATCTACTATTTGTGATCATAATATTCCTATAGGATATTTATGTGTTAAATGCAATGATAATTTGCAATATCAAAGTGAAAGACGTATTTTATCTTGTACGCATAATATCTAATTAGTTTTTTATTGTATTAAATGTGATTTGATAAATTATCAAATATATTTAATTCAAAATAAAGATTGAAATGTATAATAAATATATTTTCTAATTTAATTATTTTATTAGCGTAAAAATTATATTTAATTTATAATAATATTATTTAATATCATTTGGAGATAGTTAATTGAATACTTTATATTTTCAACATACAACTGATAGAAATAATTTAATTGAATTAGTTAAAAAAAATGAAGGTTTTGAAAGTAGATTATATAAATGTTCTAAAGGAAAATTGACAATTGGATATGGATTTAATTTAGATGATTGCGAAATTCCTAAATCTGTTGCTGAATCTTGGTTAATAATATTATTGGATAATTTATATTTAAATTTATCAACTCTTATTGATTTTTTTGATAAATTAGATGGAATTAGACAAAATATATTAATTGACATAGCTTATAATATTGGAATTTCTGGACTTTTAGAATTTAAAAAAATGCTAAAATATTTAGAAAAAAAAGATTATGAGAAATGCGCAGAA